TGGCATCAGTTCCTGCAACTTCCCGTAACCGGGAGCCTGTTGCCTCCGGATTTGGCGGTGAAATTCATGTTCATCTGCATAACGTTGTTACACAGAATCCCCGCGAACTGGCGAAACTGGTCGGTGAAATGGTCAGGGCAGAAATGGAACGGCGCGCCCGTGCCGGGCGTGGCAGTTTTTACGATAAAGATTGAGGAGTCATGGCCATGATGATGATCTACGGCATGTTTGTTTTTGAGCTGCGCACGCTGCCGCATCAGCAGTTACAGCAAAACAAAAGCTGGCGGCATGTGAAAAATGAACGCGTTAACCGTTCAGCAAGCTGGCAGTATATCGGTGCAGGTGATGATCGCATCGTTCTTTCTGGTGTGCTTTATCCTGAAATTACAGGTGGCGAAGTATCGCTGTCGCTGCTGACCACGCAGGCGTATACAGGACGACCCTGGCCTTTGATTGATGGCGTCGGGCAGATTTACGGCATGTATGTCCTGACCGGAACGAATACGACCCGTTCCGAGTTTGATCGCTACGGTAAGGCGAAAAAGATAGAATTTTCACTGACCCTTGAACGCTGTGATGAGGATTTGCGGGAGCGCCTGCAATCCTCATCGTTCAGCGATATGCTGTCCGGCTTCAAAGATAAGGTGACATCATCTCTTAACAGCGCGGCCAGCTCCGTTAAAGGGCTGTTCTGATTTAACACAAAAACCGCTAATGGTCAGATTAGCGGTTATTTTGTTTTCTGACTCTTCTCTATTGTTCCGCTTGATTCTCCTGCGGGGTGGTAACGATAAATCGTCGATGTACCAATGCCGTAAATTATTGCCAGTTGTTTTCTGTCGTGACCGTTTTTAATCAGCCTTGCTATTTGCTCATGCTGTTCTTTTGTCAGCTTCGGGCGACGTCCGCCTGTGCGCCCCCGTGCGCGCGCTGCTGCCAGTCCGGCCAGTGTACGTTCAACAATTAATTCACGTTCCATTTCAGCCAGGGCACCCATCACGTGGAAGAAAAAACGCCCCATTGGAGAAGATGTATCTATGCTGTCGGTCAGACTGCGAAAATTAATCCCTCGCTCCCGTAGTTCCCCGACGAGAGAAATCAGATGTTTCATGCTTCGCCCGAGGCGATCCAGTTTCCAGACAACCAGCGTGTCACCTTGTTGAAGGCGCTTTAAAGCGCGTTTTAATCCCGGTCGGTCTGTCTTTGTCCCGCTTAATTTATCTTCAAATATTTGTTCACATCCTGCACAAACAAGAGCGTTTCGTTGCAGGTCTGTATTCTGGTCATTTGTTGATACCCTTACATAGCCAATCAGCACGCTGAATCTCCCGTCCAAAAGCGTAAATCATGCCATGCAGGTCAGAAACGGCCATTATCTAAAACCTCGGTTTGCAGGAAACGGTAAATCAGGCTTCTGGCGCATTACAGAAAAACCAGAACGGTGCAGATATTCCGAATAAAGATAAATTCATACAAAACACAGGGGCCTGTCGTGCATTTAGCGGTCAGACTGATATCGATGGTTCACAAGGTGCATGGTCGACAGTTGCATTTATCTCGTGGCTGGAGAATAACGGAGCTTTCCGACATCCATACTGGATGTGTAAAGGGTCATGGTCCTATGCCAGAAACAGGGTTATTACGGATACCGGTTGTGGAAATATCTGCCTTGCCGGAGCCGTGATTGAGGTTATGGGAACCCGCGGCGCAATGACCATACGCGTTACCACGCCGAGCACGTCCAGCGGTGGCGGAATTACTAACGCTCAATTCACTTATATTGATCATGGTGATGCTTATGCCCCCGGCTGGCGACGAGACTACAACACGAAAAACCAGCAGCCTGCATTTGCTTTAGGGCAAACAGGAAGCAGGGTTGCAAATGATAAAGCTGTTGGCTGGAACTGGAATAGCGGTGTTTATGATGCAGATATCAGCGGTGCATCGACATTAATCCTCCACTTCAATATGAATACGGGGAGCTGCCCTGCTGTACAGTTCCGCGTGAATTACAGGAACGGCGGTATTTTTTATCGTTCAGCGCGTGATGGTTATGGATTTGAGGCTAACTGGTCAGAGTTTTACACCACGACCCGCAAACCCTCTGCGGGAGATGTTGGTGCATACACGCAGGCAGAATGTAACTCAAGGTTTATTACAGGTATTCGCCTTGGCGGTCTGTCATCTGTTCAGACATGGAATGGTCCCGGCTGGTCTGACAGGTCAGGTTATGTCGTTACGGGTTCAGTTAACGGAAACCGTGATGAATTAATTGATACAACTCAGGCAAGGCCAATTCAGTATTGCATTAATGGGACGTGGTATAACGCGGGGAGTATTTAATTATGATGCATTTAAAAAATATTACTGCTGGCAACCCTAAAACAAAAGAGCAATACCAGCTAACGAAACAATTTAACATCAAATGGCTTTATACAGAGGATGGGAAAAACTGGTATGAGGAACAAAAGAACTTTCAGCCTGATACGTTGAAAATGGTCTATGACCACAACAACGTTATTATTTGTATTGAAAAGGATGTTTCAGCAATTAATCCAGAAGGCGCAAGCGTCGTTGAGGTTCCTGATATTACAGCAAATCGCCGGGCTGATATTTCTGGTAAATGGATGTTCAAAGATGGCGTAGTGGTAAAGCGAACTTATACCGAGGAAGAGCAGAGGCAGCAGGCGGAAAATGAAAAGCAAAGCCTGCTACAGCTCGTTAGGGATAAAACCCAGCTATGGGACTCACAGCTACGGCTGGGCATCATTTCCGACGAGAATAAACAAAAATTAACCGAGTGGATGCTCTATGCGCAGAAAGTCGAATCTACAGACACCTCCAGCCTGCCAGTAACATTTCCCGAACAACCTGAATGAGACAAGGCCCGATCGCGGGCCTTAATTTTTATTCAGGCTTTTGTGGCCATTCAGGATTTGCCGTATCCACACGGCTGACCAGAACACTGTAGCGTTCCCATGCTTCCAGTCGTGTGCGTTCCTCGTCTGTTGCCATATTCAGCCTGACAGCGCGTTCCAGCGGCTGGATGACTGATTCAGCTTCGGAAAGCAATGCGGCCTTTTGTGATTCGCCTTGTTGTTGCTGTTCGTCTGCCGTATAAATCCGTTTAACTACAGCTCCATCCTTAAACATCCACTTTCCTGAATCATCAGCGCGGCGGTTGGCTGTAATATCAGGAACCTCAACGACGCTAAAACCTTCAGGGTTAAGCGTGGAGGCATCTTTAGTGATGGCGACAATAATATTATTTGCATCGTAAACAATCTTTATTGTGTCTGGCTGAAAGTTTTTCACTTCCTCATACCAGTTTTTATCGTCTTCGGACCATAACCAGATAACATCAAAATTCTTTGTTAGCTGATATTGTTCTTTCGTTTTAGGATTTCCAGACTTAATATTTTTTAAATGCTGCATCATTTACACCTGTGCGACGTTATACCATGTGCCATTGATGTATTTTTGTATTGGCCTGAAGATGGCTTCATCATCGCCATCTACTTCACCAATGATTCTTAATCCGGTAATTGCGTGTCCGGCTTTTTCATAACGACCACCACGCGCCATCAATTGAACAACTCGCGTACCCAGGCGAACATCTCTCACATATCTGGAATCAAAATTGCCATAGTTGCCAGGAATAACTTGCGAGCCACAAAGCCAGTTACCGTTATTGTCCATGTACGCCTGACCATCGGTGCCATTGGCTGTCCTTGAGTTATTAATCATGTAAAAACCAAACTGGTAGTTACCAAGTCCACCGACAAAAAATTTGCGTTCTGCATGGTCTTGTCTTAACAAAGCCTGCGCAGAACTTGTTGATACTGCGTTTCTACCAAAAATGACATTCTGGTTTCGCATATCAATCCATGAGGTTGAGCCACTATTAATAGCAAACCTGTTTGCATACACCCAGGCGTTAGTTGTTATATCTCCTGTAACATCCAGACCATGCCCCATAGTTATGCGGCCAGTTCTGAGATTAAGCGTAAAGGGACGTAGTGGCCCTATATCACCATTTTCCCCCTCATTCTCTCGTGTAGGGATGATATGCAGGCATTCTTCAGAACGGCGAAAAATGGCACCAAAAGATGAATTAAATATCCTCAGTGCATTGACTGTCGATATTTTTACTTCACTGCTGAAAAGAGCTTTAACAAGAACATACAAAGCATCCCATTTAAGATTCATCAGGTCTTTTGTTGTGGTGCTTTGTTTGCTTCTCCATTTGAAATATTCATTGCCGTTGTCGCCTGTTTCAAACCACATGTATGAATCAGTGTCACCATCGGCATCATTTTTAAATCCAATCTTCGCCCAGTCAGTATTTCGAATCCAGGCAAGGATTGAGTCGTTTTCAAAAGTAAGCCCGCCGGACAAGGTATCGCCATTTTTTTGCACGGCGTTACCAGCCCTGTTTACCGTTTCCTGTAAACCGAGGTATTCGATAACGGCAGCAACGGTCGATTTCGCAAGAATATCCCGCCCGACTTTTGTCAGGGTTGCCAGGCTGGCGACATCATTCCCCGTAAAATACGGAAACTTGTCTGCCGCAGTAGCAAGCCCGGCCAGCGCCGTCAGGGTGGCATCTTTCGGTTGCTTACCCGCAAGCGCGTTAGTCATGGTGGTCGCAAAATTCGGGTCGTTTCCCAGCGCCGCCGCTAACTCGTTCAGCGTATTCAGTGCGTCAGGTGACGAATCTACAAGGGCGGCAATCGCAGCCATAACGAAAGCCGTGCTTGCGATTTGGGTATTATTCGTTCCCTGTCGCGCAGTTGGCGTTGTTGGCGTTCCGGTCAACGCAGGACTGTTTAAGGGCGCTTTCTTGTTCGTTTCATCCATTACCGCCTTAACCGCTTTCGATGTCGCGGCCAGTGTTTCAGACGTGCTGTTGGTGGCACTACTGAGCTGGACTATCCCTTTTTGTGCCGTCGTGGCGTCCTGAGCGGTATATTTTGCGTTAGCAAGGTCATACGCGGCCTTTACTGCTTTCGGCGTTGCAGCCTGCGTTTCAGACGTGCTGTTGGTGGCGCTACTGAGCTGGACAAGGCCTTTTCGTGCCGTCGTGGCGTCCTGAGCGGTATATTTTCCGTTAGCCAGGTCATATGCGGCCTTAACCGCTTTCGGCGTTGCAGCCTGCGTTTCAGACACGCTGTTAGTGGCGCTACTGAGTTGAACAAAGCCTTTTGCGGTCAGCGAGGCGTCCGGGTGACGTCGTGACTGTTCATGCTCTTTCAGTTTGTCATCCACGTAATCCACTGTGGCCATCACCATGGTGTTATCCACGGTAAGCGCCACGGTGGCCGTGCTGGATACGGTCAGAATGGTGCGAAATGTTTGTGCACGACCGGACCCTTCAGCAACGGCTGGCTTGTAACTTTCGGCAGTATTGCCCACCGCGATTAAATCGCCGTGCTCATCAAATACACCAATTTCCCGGATCCAGAATCCGCCCGTTTCAGGAGGAATAACCAGCTCCGCAATAATGCGGTTCTGATGTGTTGCGTCCAGGATGACGCGATTAACTGTGTGTCGCCACACCTCATGCACCAGACGGGTCTGCTTACTGTCTGGTGTGGGCAACGTGCCGCCACCGTCGCCCACGGCCATATGAGTCAGGCGAACAGGCTTACCATCTGGCGCGGCTGCCTGAGCTAATTTTTTGGCACCTGTATCGGTGATAACGGTTTTAAATTTTCGTGTTGTGGTACTCATGCTTAATCGTCCGGATAAATGGTAATAACTTCACCGTCATAAGTTGCCGCCGCTGCAAAAATATCCCCCGGAATTTCCTGAATGATATTCAGCCCTGTCATGTGGCGGCTGACCGGACGGGCATCAGCAATCAACCGCTCCATTTCCAGATACATTTCCTCCGTCACGCCACTGTCCAGTGTGCCGACTTCAACGGTAAATGTTCCCGGTTCTCCGCCGAACTCCCACCACTCAGACACGCGAATGAGGTATCCCAGCGGCTCAATGGCCCTGCGCAGTGCGCTGATGGTCCCTTTGTGTCGGTGTATCAGCCATGCATCACGAATCACCTGTCGTTTTGCCTCTTCCGGCCAGTTGCGATCCCAACGGTCAACGGAAAATGCCCAGGCGAGATAAGGCAGCAGGTGCACCGGGCAGGTGTCCGGCGACCACAGCGTGTTGAGGTCTACCGGGATGTCTGTAATGCGCGTTCCGACAGCTTCGGCACAACGCATGAAACTGCTGGCTGATGGTGGTAACAGTGAATTACTCATTGCGCCCACCTTCGCTGATGGTGAACGACTCACAGCGCGCCGCCTGTATGTCGCTGATGGCCATATTCTGTGTGGGTTCGGTTATCTCCACGCGTTGCACACCGTGCACATGCAGTGCGGCAGCAATGGCGGACAACGCCACGTCCTGACCGATAAGCCCCTGCTCAGCCAGCCACTTCCTGAACGACGATTCAGCCGCGGCCAGAATAGGTTCGGATTCCGGGCCGGGGTAAAAGTACAGTTTTGCATTCAGCCGCCATGTCACGATTCTGGCACTCTGTACGGTCAGGCGGTCGGCCACCGGGCGGGTATCCTCTGCATTCAGAACGGCGCGAACGGTATTAAGCAACGCCTCCGTTGCTGTGCCGTCGCCTTCAGTGGACAGGATGGAAACCGTCACATTTGCCGGAGACGGACTGATAGCCCGCGCATCACGCACCAGACCGCTGGCGCTGCGGGCAAAATACTCGTATGCACCTGACGGGCCAGCAACACTCAGGCCGTCGTACGCCCGTTGCGCCCGCAGTCTCAGCGAGGTGTCGCTTTCCATCACCGCGTCGGTGGTATCCGTTGCCGGAGTGATAACCAGGCGCTTTGTGTTCATATTGCCCGCGAGGTTGTCCAGGTCTGTTCCGGTGCTGTGGCTCAACATGCAGGCGCGTGCGCCCTCGTTAACCCGCTGGCGTAACAGCATTTCACGAAACGACATGGTTTGAGCGATAACGTTCAGGGGTTCCGATTCCAGCTCCAGCGCGGCGGAGACGGCTTCACGCTGTTCGGCGGGATAAGCCGCAATCATCATGGCCTTTGTGTCAGCCAGAATTGCCTCAAAGTCAGGCTCCGCGATGATGGCGGGGTCCGGTAACTGTGAAAGGTCAACGGCGGGCATGATTTACTCCCTTAGCGTGATGGTTAATTCAACATTCTGCATGGTCTGCATGACAGTGCCCGACAGCGTCACCCCGGCGCGGCCTCCTGCCTTCCAGACAACGTCGATGGCATCCAGGGCAATGCGGGGTTCCCATCGTGTCAGCGCAATCACGGCAGCACTCATGCATTGCAGACGCGTGGTGTTATTCATGGGTTCGTCAATTAAATCAGGCACAAGGCTGCCATATTCCCGTCGCATAACCCGGCTTGCCAGCGGGGTGATCAGGATGTCCCTGACTGACTGTTTCAGGTGCTCCATATCGTTCAGGTTTCCCGTCCCGTCCGGGTTCATTCCTGTGTAGCGGGTTGTCACTGCGGGCCTCCTGTCGAATCGCTGCCACCTTTAACGCCACCGTGTTTATGCGTATGCACTGTGATGCCGTTTGAGGTGAAATCGCCGCCGCTGTGCGTGATATTGCCGCTCATCTTTCCCCCTTTTGTGACGTCAAGCGTCGCTGTTCTCAGAAGGTCTGTGCATTCCACGACGGGCGCGTCCAGTGTCACGCTGACGGATGCCTGCAGGGTGGCTGTTTTCATGCCGCTGGCGCTCAGCGCGCCTGCGTCCGCGTCGTAGCGGAACACCGCGCCGTCCGGCGCGCTGACCACGATTTCTTTCGGGCTTTTGCCGGGGGCCGGACTGGCATCACTCCACAGGCTGCCAATTATCATGGCGGTTTCCGGGTTGCCGCCAAT